ATTTTCAGCCTTTGAGATATTAGCAACGGCAAACTTAGTAACTTGTTTTCTCCAAGTATCCATTTGCTTTTGATACTTTGCTTCATTCTCATCTTGCTTTGCATAGTCAGCCTTCATTTGGGCTAACTTAGTTTCCAATGCTTTGATTACCTTTGTCGTGGGTATCTTGACATTGATTGTTCTGTTGTTTCCTCTTGCCATCTGTCTCCCTTTCTGTTTAGTACCAACCGTATGAACGCCAATGCGCCCATGCAATTGATGGCTTGTCGTAACGGTGCTTGATATACACCAGCCCCCGCTCAATTTGCAGCGGGGCTGGGGTACTAGGGTCTAACTTCAACAGTTGTGGAATACCAAACGCTGAACTCTTCTTGTTCCGTGCTTCGTGATTCCACCCTGATTCTTTACCCCATAGTTTAAGCAGCGCTTTATATTCAGATGAATTCCATTCTGGATAAAAGGAATCCATATGAATTTTGGCATAGGCTTTTGATAAAGCCTTGGTCCAAAGTACCTTTGCATATGTAGGGTTCTCACATACTTTGTCGGCTGTGGCTACGACATATGCATCACTTGGAACATGCCAAATGCTAGTGAATGTTAAGTACCACGCAGTTATAACTGCAAGCACTCGCTTCATATCATCTTCTTAATTACATACCCAATGAGGGTAAACAATCCTATGATAAATAGCCATGATTCAAGAGGCGTCATCGGAAACATGATTAAGGTATATCCTTCCTGTTGCTAGTAGTTCATCTAAGATATCGTTGCATTCGTTAAGTGCCCGTAATGCATCATCTAATTTTTGCCTAGTTGTATAGATATCATCGAACTCTCTGCTCATTCTTCATCTCCCCACATCCTGTCTGGTTCCGTATCTACGCAACCAGTATCTTCATCATGTCTATTGTCGCAGTTATCACAGACAGGGTCAATACCTCTGGCTGTGTCATCTCCATCTAGCCATGCTGGTTCACTCATTGTTGTCCTCCATGTTACATACTTCGCACAATGTATTACATTGGCTACACCTTGCATCATCATTTATTACTTGACTCATAGGTATCTCTCCATATCTGGGGTGTAATCAGGGGTGTATGTATAACCAACCTTTGACCATGCACATGGAGTGCAGTAAAAGGATGGTCCTTCATCTAATTCTCTAACCATTATTGTTGCGTCACACTTACAACATGTTCTTTCTTTATACACTTTAGCCTCCCGTTGTCTATCGTATGCTTCATCTGGGTCGTAATAATAACTATTTTCTGATAACATTTTTCTCACGCTCAACTCTTAATAGTCTACGCAGATTCATATTATCCCGTTGCAGCGCCATGTTCTGGCGCCAAAATAGAATCATTACTGTGATGCTACTAGCCATAGCAATTGTGATTGCTACTAAATCTAGTGCTGTTATTGCCATCATAATTTCTCCTTTGCATAGTGGTGGACTTGTATGTTTCCGTTGTAGTTACAGCGGCACTCAAAAAAAAGGGAGGTGAGTGGAGAGCCGAAGCCCCCCACCCACCTGACTTGTTAAGCGATTGATTGAACCTCAATCTGTGTGTAAGGTGCATAACGCTCTGCGTTATCTACACCTGGACGGCGGTCAAAACGAGTTACGATTCGTCCTGAAATCTTAACTGTTTCTGATGCTCCGTTATCATCTTTTGGAAGCGCTTGCGCTTGCTTGGCAATTTCCTCATCTAGGAATACCAATGGCATTGTTGCGATACAACCTACCTTGCCCCACTCATTAATGATTCCTGTTTGCACTAAGTTGCCTGTCAAAACTTTACGCTCTGACTTGCCACGAAGTTGGATATTCTTGATGCTACCTGTGATTGTTACTGCGTTCATTTCTGTCTCCTTTAGTTGTTGTGGGCGGGTTGCCCCCAAGGCACAGGGTGCTGGGGGCAATCCCGTTGTTACTTAGTTAGATACTGTCTCACAATTTGGACAAGCCACTTGAACATGAACCTGATAGTGGCATTGAGTGCATACGGTGTAGCGAGGGGGAATCTCTACATCGAGGTCGAAGATACGGTCAGAGAGGAGAGTCATAGGTTCTAAGAACTCCTCTCGTATGGTTCCGTCATCTTGGATGGTGAAGGCTCCTACCCAATCGTGGGCAGAAGGCTCAACGGATTGGGTAGATAGTATGCGAGGATACTGAAGGTTACCCTCGTCTACAATCTGCCAAGCGTTGTTTGTATCACGGGCGTCCCGTGACTCTTGGCAGTCGAAGCACACATCATCAATCAGTAGGCATGTGTAGCACTGATTGGTGATGTTGATTCCGTTTGGCACGAACTCATCTTTTTTCATTTTATATCCTTTGTTTGTAGTGAGTGCCACTGCTGTGGCTCACCACAACCATCGGGTCTTTTACGGGCAGTCAAGCACAAGGCTAATTTAAGTCTTGATGTAATTTTTGCCTGCAAAAATTCAGCAAGAGTTATACAGCCAGTAGCACGGCTGCGTGAAACGCTGACGGGCTCAGCGCTGGGATTAGGCAGGCTTGACGGGCTGGAAAAGCCCGATACAATCACAGAGCCACAGCAAGAAAAAGTAAATGCTGATGGCTCAATAGCATGGGCGTGGCTTTAGACACGGCATGCCTGAGACAGCCTGCATGACTCACTGCCAAGGCTGAAACTATTTTTTATATAGAACAAAATAGTTAGCCTGCTCTGGGGCGCTGTCTGGTAGCGCCGTGAAGACTGTAGCCCGTAGCGCTCCAGTCTGTACAGTACAGAGCGGCAGCATTAAACAGTTCTGTGGGTCGTTCATCGACCCCAGACTGTTTAATATGCTTCTAATAGCGTAGTAGTATCACTATCAACTATTTTCTGGTACAACAGTGCACCCGTTACAGTAGTACTATATGTCCTATTTTATACCATTTTTGGGCTGCTTTGGGCAAAGGAAAAAAAATATATTCCTTTGCACCGTTCGGAATAGGCTGTTGAACGGATTAATACTATATAGGGGCAGGTTTCTGCCCAGTTAACTAAAAAGCCTCGAAGGCTTTTGTTACAGACTGTATCTACTGTCTGTTACAAACTGTGTAATTAACAATTACAGATAGAGGATGGGACAGTTCTGTGACTTTTCAGAAAGGGGTTATTAACCCCAGAACCGAGGCTATGGCTGATGCCAAGGCTAAGGTTTTAGCCCTTGTGGCTGAAGGACATAGTCCTCATAAGGCTATGGAACTCTGTGGCAAAAAACCAGATACGGTCAGAATCTGGATGCTCAGAGATAAAAAATTTGCCGCTGACCTAGCCGAGGCTAAAGAAGACGCCAAGAACAAATCTGTGAAAGCGCTGGGAATTGCAAAGGATGAAATCGCCTTTCCCCAGTTCTCCGAAATTTTTTTGGACCAAAGGGTTTTTCCACATCACCTAGATTGGATTGACCTACTGGAGGGTAGAGAGCCTTCATGGCTACACCCTTCGATGAAGTATGAGCCAGGGCAACAATCTCGACTACTAATCAACGTTCCCCCTGAGCATGCTAAGAGCACGGTCATTACCGTCAACTACTCAACTTATCGTATCGCTCTCAATCCTAACGTCCGCATTATCGTGGTCAGTAAGACGTTACTCAAAGCACGAGAATTCGTGTACGCAATCAAGCAACGGTTATCCCACCCTCGCTGGTTAAAGTTGCAAACAACTTATGGACCAGAAGGTGGCTGGAAAGATGACTCTGATACTTGGCGAGTTGATACCGTCTACCTTGGGAGTGATGCGAGAAACTCAAGCGAAAAGGACCCTACCCTTCAAGCACTAGGTATGGGTGGTCAGATTTACGGTGCCCGTGCTGACCTCATCATTCTTGATGACTGCATTACTACATCTAACGCCCATGAGTTCGAGAAGCAAATTGACTGGCTACAAAAAGAAGTTATTACCCGTCTAGGTAAGAACGGTAAACTTCTTATCGTTGGCACACGAATTGCTGCCACAGATTTTTATAGAGAGTTAAGAGAACCCAAGTATTGGTCTGGGGGTAAGTGTCCCTTTACCTACATGGGTATGCCAGCAGTTTTAGAGTATGACGAAGACCCTGCTAAGTGGGTAACACTTTGGGCTAAGTCTGATTCACCATGGGATGGTGATGAGGACACACCTGATGAAGAAGGTTTGTATCCTAAGTGGGATGGCAAAACTTTACAACGGCGCAGAGGCGAAGTAACTCCATCAACTTGGGCTTTGGTATATCAGCAGGAGGATGTCGAAGAAGATTCCATCTTCCCGCCCGCCTTGATTCAAGCATGTATCAAGGGTACTAGGAGACGTGGTCCCTTGAAGCAAGGGGCGGTGGGACATCCGACTGCTATTGAAGGTTACACAATAATTGGCTTTGACCCTGCTATGGCAGGTAACGCTGCTTTTGTAGTTGTAACTTATAACAGAGCAGATAGTAAAATTTATGTACTCGACTGCATAAACATGAGCGAACCGAATCCTCAAAAAATTCGTAACACTATCGAAGAACTTGTTGGTAGATATAAGCCACAAGAATTTCGTGTTGAAATCAACGCTCACCAGAAGGCTTACTCACTAGATGAGGACTTACGCCAGTGGCTCGCAACCTACGGCGTAAGGCTTGAAGCACACTTTACTGGAAAAAATAAGTGGGACACAAATTTCGGTGTGGCATCTATGTCAACCTTGTTTGGCACTATGCGAGATGGAAAGTTCCAAGGCAACAATACAATCGAACTTCCATCAACATCTGATTCAGAGGGGCTTAAGTCTTTAGTTCAACAACTAATAACTTGGAAAGCCAACACACGGGGTAAGACAGACTGTGTTATGGCTTTGTGGTTTGCGGTTCTTCGTGCTAGAGAGTTTATGCAGCAAACAAGTAACTTAACTAAGTTTGCTAATAATCGCTGGGTAACTAGAGCACAAAGAGAACAAAGATACGTAGTTAATTTAGACGAAGCCTTCCAAGAACAATGGGCTGAAACTTACGGATAGGAAAATAATGGCATTAAGTATTGACCAGATTGCAGCACGCATTGATTCTTTACGCATGCGTTCAGCAGACCGTGACCGTAGACACCAAGACGTTCTTGCTGTCCGCAAAGGACAAATCTCTCAAGTTTATCCTGAATTCTTTCCAGAGGGTGTAGATGCAAATGTTGTCGCAAACTTTATTGACATTGTTGCCAAAGACTTGTCAGAAGTCATGGCACCACTGCCAGCCGTTAACTGTTCTGCAGCGAATCAAGTCAGCGACCGTGCTCGCCAGTTCGCTGATAAAAGAACTCGTATTGCTTCTAACTATTTTATACATTCTGATTTTCAAGTACAGATGTACACAGGCGCAGACTGGTACATCACATTCGGTTTCGTCCCATTCATAATTGAATTAGACGAAGAAGCGGGCTTACCTCGCATACGCATAGAAAGTCCAATCGGGGCTTACCCAGAGTTTGACCGCTATGGGCGTTGTATTGCCTTTGCTAAACGCTATACCCTTCCACTTGCAGAACTGGTTGCACAGTTCCCAGAGTTTGAAGGACAACTTCTTGGCGAAAGAGGATACAAGCAAGACTTGCATGCTCAAGTTGAGATTGTTCGTTATTACGATAAAGACCAATCTTTAATTTATATGCCAGAACGTCACAACCTAGTTCTATCATCTGCGCCTAATCCAATTGGCAAGATGATGGTTGTTGTAGCAAAACGTCCATCAGTAGATGGCGAAATGCGTGGACAATTTGATGATGTATTAGGTATCCAACTGCTTCGTAACAGGTTCGCATTACTTGCGATGGAAGCAGCAGAGAAATCTGTACAGGCACCAATCGTTGTTCCAAGCGATGTGCAAGAACTACAACTTGGTGGAGATGCGATTATCCGCACCAACTCTCCAGCAGGTGTGCGCCGTGTGGACCTCAACATTCCACCTGGAGCATTTACCGAACAGTCATTACTACAGGCAGAACTCCGAACTGGAACACGTTATCCAGAAGGACGTACTGGAAACATTGATGCATCAATCATCACGGGACAAGGCGTTCAAGCGCTTATGGGTGGTTTTGATACACAAGTTAAATCTGCCCAAGCAATCTTTGCTTCTTCTCTGAAGGAAGTTCTTTCTCTCTGCTTCATGATTGATGAGATGTTCTTTAACTATCAGAAGACAATTCGTGGTGTAGATGCAGGCTCTCCGTTTAGCCTTGATTATTTACCATCAAAGGATATTAAAAAGGATTACTCAGCCGATGTTCGTTATGGAATGTTGGCAGGACTTAACCCTGCACAAGGACTTATCTTTATGCTACAAGCCCTTGGCGGTAAGTTAATTAGCCGTGATATGGCAATGCGTGAACTTCCATTTGGAATTAACGTAACTATGGAACAAGAAAAAATTGAAGTAGAAGAAATGCGTAACACTTTGGTTGGCGCACTACAGGCAACTGCTCAAGCAATTCCTCAGATGATTACACAGGGACAAGACCCAACTGGTTTGGTTAAACAAATTGCAGATGTAATCAAAGCACGTCAAAAGGGTGTAAGTATTGAAGACGCTATCAACGAGGTCTTCACTCCAGAACAACCTCCTGCTGGTGCACCTCAGGTTGAGCAAATGTCCCCTGCTCCCGCCGCACCAGTGGGAGGCGCTCTTCCACCTCAAGGTGGCGCAGGCAGACCAGACATTCAAACACTATTAGCATCTTTAACATCAGGTGGTAAGGCAAGCGCAAGCGCAAGAACATCCGTACGTAGATAAGCAAGGAGGGGACGATGACAACACTTGCTGCTATACAGGGTGATGGCTGGGCTGTTATTGGGTGCGACTCTCGTTCATCTGACGATAGTGGTCGTCCAATGAATCTTGCAACGCATAAGATTATTGAAAACAATGGAATCTTAATTGCTGGCTCTGGTTCTAGCCGTGGTTCTAATATTTTACAGTTTGGTTGGAAAGCACCTAAGCCAACAGTAAATGAAAATTTAGACAAGTTCATGACGCAAAAGTTTATTCCACAAATGCGTCAAGTATTTATTGATGCTGGTTATGACATGAAAGAAGATGGGGATGCTGCCGAACACGATTCGTCATTTATTATTGTTGTCCGTGGAGTTATTTACCCTGTCTTTGAAGATTATTCTTGGGACCGTGATGTTAACGGTATTTATTTTTCTGGGAGCGGTGGTGACATTGCCCTTGGCGTTATGGAGAGTTATTGCCACGGAGGTCTACCTTTCTCACCAGAAGATGCGGAAGTCGCTGTAACAACAGCAATTGAGATTGCAGCAAAGTGGGACATACATACAGCGCTGCCAGTTGTTGTTAGGACACAATACGCATGAGTAATAAATTTCAACAGAAAGTTGAAGACGCATTACGTTTCTTAATTGAACAAGAAACTAGTGAAGAATTTGTTTGCATCAACTGGGTATTAGTATCCGAGTGGGCAGATTATGAGGGAACAAGATATTTACATACAGAAGTAAGCGAGGCTATGACGCCTTGGAACGCATATGGAATGATGCAATGTGCACAGGAATATGACAATGAAACATTTTCTAAAGAAGAAACAGAAGAGGATGAGGATTAAATGGCAGGCAAAGGTGGATACGAACAACCTAATAACCCAGCACCAGTATCTGGTCCTGGAAGTCTTAGTCAGCGCACTGACGGGTCACCAACACAGGCAGCAACTTACATCCCAGGATTACCCTATGGACAGGGAAAAGAAACTTACGACAACCAAGTAAAAGAACCTATGCAGGGAAATCCATTTCCTTCAATGGGTGGCATGAATGTTGTCCCACTAGATGCACCAACTATGTTTCCAGAAGAGCCAGGAACTGCTGGTATTGACGCTGGACCAGGAGTTGGCTCAGAAGCAATGATGGATTTGCCACGTTATAAATCAAATCCTAGAGATACTATTGCAAAAGTAGCAATGTTTGATGATACAGGCGAAGTAGAACTTATTCTTTCAAAGTTTATTTAGGAGCGCATAGTGAGAGTTTTAAAACCCATTGTCGCTGAAGCGTCACCTACACTTTATCAGGCAGCAACTAGAGCAAACCTGAGTCCTAGAGAACAGACTCAAGTTGAACAAATGTCTTGGGCTGTCAAAAAGAATAAAGAACTTACTCAGATGTCATCTAATGATGCACGTAGAGAGTTTGAATTACTTGACCCTAATGCTCAAGAAGGTTTGAAATCATTCTTTGGCGATGCTGACTATATGCAACAACCACCAGATTTTGGTGACCGTGCTTTAGGCGCTTTAAAATTTACTGGCAAACTACTTGCAAGCCCACTTATTGGATTGTTTAAAGTTGCTGGTGCATACAATCGTGTTATTAATCAGCCTTATAAAGTTGCTCGTCAGGTAGCACAAGGCGAAAGTATTTTTGATTGGAAAGTTTGGGACGATGCTTGGGACGGCAGAGACCTATATGACAACCAAGCAATTGCTGAGGCTGAAAATACATTTGGTAAGGCAAAGATTTATGTAGCAAAAGGATTACTTGAAGGCAAGAAGCCTGGAGAAATTCTTGAAGCATACGGAGATTTAACTCCAGAGATTACTGCTGCTGTTGAAGAAGCATTTAATAATCCAGATGCATTTAAGCAAGTAATGGATGCTGCTAAGTATGCACAGTTTAGCCCTGGTCGTGATATTGCTAGAATCTTTGATAGAAAACCACCTAAGAATGGTGGTCTTTCTGGCGATTACATTGATGGAACCACTAAAAATGTTTCAGGTGTAATTGATTTTATTTATCAACTTGCTATAGACCCACTTACTTGGATTACTGGTGGAACAAGCAAGGCTGCAACTCGTGGAACACAGTTGGCAGAACTTGTAACTAAGGCTGGCGATGATGTCGCTTCTGGTGTATCTCAAGTATTCAAAGATAAAGGTGTTATTAAACTTTGGGATGAGCAGTTTGGTCCAGAGATTGAGCGTCTTGCTTCTACAAAGACAGAAGCAGAGAAAGCAATTGTTCGCCGTGAAATTGGAAGACGTTTCCCTGGCTACAATAATGATGAAGCACTAGAATTTTTTGCTAAGAAGAAAATGTTTAATGCTGAAAAAGCAGAAGATGTTTTTTCTCAGGCATCAAACGTGCATCTATTACTTTCTGGTCGCTTAGATGGTATGACTTATCGCCGTAATGGTGTGGTTACTGCTCGTGCAGACCGCCGTCTTACTCGTGGTCTTGAGTCTTTCCTAGAAGCAACCTTTGATAAAGCCTTTGTTAGCGCTGATAACTTCTTTAACGTTAAGCGTGGTGCAGAAGAACTGCAAATAAAGGGTGGAGATACATGGGATATCCTTTCAACTGCAGGACGTAAGTCTGATGAGGCTGTAAATCCACAGATTGTTGAATTTGCAAAGCAAGAAAAAGATATTAAGGGATTTAAAAATAAAGTAAACGCATTTGGTAAGTGGGCAGGCAAGATGGCAGCCCGTAACCCAGCGGGACAGGCAGTATTAACTGGCGATGATGCAGTTAAGACAATTGATACAGTTAGAAACTATGCTCGTTTAGTTCTTGACCGTGATATGGCAGATTTTGTAGCACAAAAGTTTTTAGCATCTACCGAAGATGAGCAGATTGTAGTAATGCGTAATCTTTACGCAGCAATTATGCAGCGTGCTGGTATTACTGATGATGCAATCATGAAAGAATACCTAAAGAAGACTCACAATGGACGTGCTGGCTTTACAACTACAGTAAGAACTGAAGTTGATGACCAGTTTGCTGGACTTCTTTCCAAAGATACGATTAAGTATGAGAATGACACAGCATTACTTGAGGGTTCTGGAGCAATTCATCCGTCTCAGATTGCAAGAGGTGTAGGTCCGCTTCCTTTAGAAGAGATTGCACTTAAAGCAAATGAGATAAAGTCAAAGCAAAGCCTTATTAAGGCTGCACAAGGTGCAACTAAGTCTAAGTTTGCTAAAGACTTTACAGATTTTTGGTCTGTATTTACACTTTTCCCACGTTTGGGTATTCGTTCTGCTATTGATGAAGGCTTTATGTATGCACTTACCGCACCTGGTAGAGACATATTAAACTTTGTTAAGAATGAAGGACGTAAAACTGGTCGTGCCAGTGCTGCTTATACTGGTAGTAGCGCAGCAGAAGGTCCAGTTGGTAGCACATTACGTAAGTTATTTGGTAAAGGTCCATCATCCCAATACCTTGGCGTAGATGACCGCAACAGAATCATTGAACAGATTGCAGAACAGGCTGGTGTTTCACCTGCTGAGGTTCAACATCTTGTAATTAATCAGGCTATTGCAGACCGTGTAAAGATTTTCTTGCCAGAAAAACTTGGCGATGAGGCTATGCAGCACTGGAATGAAGCAATGATTTACAATCCAGATATCTTGAACACAATGGCTAGTTCAGTTGCTGCTAGAAGTTCTTTAGGTTCATCATTTGATGAGGTTATTAGAAACAATCAGATTAACCTTAGCGAACTATCTAATGCTTTGAATGCTGTTGGTCGCAAGATGGCACGTAAAAAGCATGAAGGCAAGAATCTTTCTGAGAAAGAAATTGATGAACTCGTTAAGAATGAGGGATTAAAGTCTGGCACTAAATACGAAGAGTATGCAGTAGAGAAACTTCGTGATGCTAACCCAGAGTATGTAACCCTTGCTCACTATGACAACTGGTATATACGTTTTGCTACACCTCGCCAGCATGGTAGAGGACTAAAGATTGCTGATGATTTCCGAGTAGCCCCTGCTATTGCATTCTTTAATCATGGTGCCCTAAAGACACCTGAGAACTTCTCTAAGGCTATGGACGATATGTATACCTACCTTGGCATGAAGAAGGTAGATGATGTTTGGCAAGTAACTGAGCAGAACATAGATGCTGTTAAGAAGTTTAATAGTTTCTTTGGTGATTCAGTATTTATGCGCCAAGAAGGTAAGACAGACTTTGATATTGCTCGTGTCCACTTAGAGCGCATGCTTATGGATATGCGAGATAACTTCCATGGTGGGCCTAAAAGTTACAACGAAGGTCTATATGATGCAATCAAATCTAACTACAATGCCCTAGTTGCTAAAGAAAAAGCGCAGCAAGCAGAGGGTATGCGTAAGTGGAAGATTGGCAGCAAGTGGCAAAAGGCTGCACAGATGGTTGACTTTAAGCAGTTTGATGAACTAACTAGAGGGTATCAACCATCAGGTTTAATTCAGACTCGTATTGAATTCCCTGACTTAACTACATTTGATAGCGCATTTAAGCGTCTTGGTAATACCATGATGGAATCAATGGATAAGCAAGTCAACGGTTTACTACGTCAACCAGCAGTTATGACTACCTATCTAAGACTACGTAAAGAGTATTCAGGTATTCAGACAGCCTATGCTCGTGAGTTAAGAGCCAAGATGATTGCTGAAAACCCAACCAAATGGAAGGGTGATAAGGCACAGGCTCGTCTTAATAACATAGTTGAAGAGCAGTCAGCAAAGCATTTTACTGAGATTGCACTTAATGATGCAGCAGATACAGTATTAAAGTTTGCAGATAACCCATCTATTCGCTCTAACTTTGCAGTAGAGGTAAGAACAGTTGGTCGTTTCTACCGTGCAACTGAAGACTTCTGGCGCCGTGTATACCGCCTAAAGGATGTATCTCCTACAGTTCTATACCGTATGCGTCTTGCTCACCTTGGATTATCTTCAAGTGGTATGTTCCACGAAGACCAGAATGGTGAGCCATACATCATGATGCCTATGGACAATATTATCTTTAAGGCTACTGATACAAGCATTAAGGCTTTAACTGGTGAAAGCCAATACAAGCAGCCAATGTTTAATGACTTTACATTTAAGTTAGCAAACGTAAACCCATCATTCTCACCTGATTCTGGTTTGCCTTTACTTAGCGGTCCTATCGCAGCACTTGGTGTTATTGGCATGAAGAACCTAGTAAGTAAGGTTCCTATCCCTGGTGCAGAAAAAGCAGCACAAGACTTTGATAACTATGCATTAGGAAATCTAGGCGATAACGTAGATATTGTTCGTGCTTTAGTTCCTGGTTCATTGTTAAAAATATGGAATATTCTTCCTGTTAACGAGAAGACTAGACAAGAAGTAACCGCTGCACAGCAGGCTATTGCCTACAATGCAGCCCATGGATTAAGCCTTCAGCCTACTGCTA